CGCCAACCTCGCATAAAGAGGGCGTGTTTGTTTGCGTCCGTATAAACGCTGGATTTGTAAAAGTTGTTCTTGCGGAAGAACTCTTCAATCACCTCCGCCTTATACTCCTTTTGCTTTTTCTTATCCAAGTCGTAGAACTCGGGGGATTTACGAATGGCTTGTGCGATTTTCGCCAAAGACCAATCTGCGTCTGCGAGTTCGCCCTTCCAATTCAAATATTTATCAACATTCTCCTCGCTACGCTTTTCAAATATGGAATTGAAGATATTGTGAATATCGTAGGAGTTTTGGAGATACGCAAGGGAACGCTGTTTCACGCTTTCGGGCTTGAATATATCCAAGTTATACTCCGCCTTCTTTACTAATAAGAGATTGCGAAGCAAGATATTCAACATAGTATTTTTATGGACGACTGAACCCTTCAACCTTTCCTTCAATCCAGCGTCCAACGGATAGATATGATTGGTCTCACCCGTATTAATGTCCCATTTCTCCTTTTCCTCTGTGAAGAAACTGCCGAATAGAATATCATTAATGCGTTGAAGGTCAGCGTCTTTTGGCGGTTCGCTAAATGGCGGTTTCTCATTACACTCCATAACCAATGTTAAACACAACCGAACTGCCGTTTTATTTGAATAATTCATACGGGCTTTCGCCATTCCTCCACCAGTGAAATCCTTGATAATATTGTTGTGTAAAGGAGCGTCCTTCTGCGGTTCTTTGGCTACAACATATCTTTTGTTATTCAAACCAGCAATTTCGGGATTAGACCCGCCACTGGACTTGTTCTTTTGGTTTTCACTAAACACGAGGGGCGAAAGACCCGTGTAATAATCACCCAACACCTTTTCAAGGAACTCGTTGTTAAGACCCTTGCCGTTTCGCCCACCTCCGTTGAATACAAAGAACTTTTCTATGGCTCTGCCCGAAAGACCCGTCGCAATAATCTTGAAGAAGTAGTTGCGAAGTTCCTCGTCGGGGAATATCTGTTTGTATATATCCATTATCAAATCATAGGAGGAAGTATATTCTTTATCATTTAACAACTGCCGACAAGTCGGGGAAGGCGAAATGACTTTGAAATCGGGGAGAAAGGGCGTGAAATCAAACCCACAAGTATAAGTCATAAAGTCGTCAAAGCGATAGGGACGGAAACATTCTTCCGCAAAATCCAACACACCATTTTCGCAACCAAAGAGGTCTTCCTTTGTATCAAACTCCAAAGTGTAGTTCGCCATTAGCGTCTTGGCGACAGAGGCAACGCTGTTAATACCATTGGAGGTTTTTAGCATAAACAACCTATCCACCATACGCTTTCTGGTTTCACTCCAAAGGGTGTAGTTTGCGTCGGGTTCTTCGCCCTCTTCAAACTCCATTCCACTATATATCAAATCCCACTTATCCATTAGGGACTTCCAATATTTCTCAACCTCGTAGATAATTGCCTTACGGAGCGGAGCGTCGCTTTTCTCCCAGCGGTTTCCGTTCCAACCATACCAGTCGCCTTTATTGCCGTCGCCCTTATCAACCGAATAGATAAAGTTGTTGGGTAGGATTTCCATAAGAGTTTCACATATACCAGCGTCCGCATTATCAATCGCCTTGTTAATGATACTCATATCCGCAAACAATTCCTCATTCGGCTTTTCGTCTTCGGTAATTGCGTCAATCCATTCGTCCAAGTCAAAGACCTCCTCAAATGGCTTGTTCGTCCATTCCAACTTGAAACCAGTCAGTTCAAAGGTCTTCTCATTCAAGAGTTCAACCACAGCGTTCAGTCCGTCGGCAGAATACATATCCACATTCTCCTTCAAGAGTTTAATGCCGTCATATTCGTAAGCACCAACAGGCACACAAGTTCCAGCCAGTTTCATTAAGTCGGTTTGATTAATTAAATAACACATTACCGCCTCTACTATTCTGCTTTCGTATTCTTGATTATACAAAGCAAAGAACGAACCAAGAACCTTGTTTTCCTTGTTCTCACCAGCGTCCTCCTTTTTCTTTCTGGCGGTTTCGTAAAGACCAGCGTTTTCCTTCTTCGCCCTTTCAGCAATATCTTTGAGTTCCCTTTCAAAGAGCGTAATGAACTCCAAAGGTGCTTTGTGGGTAATTTTATTCTCCTTACACCAACCACCATAAGTCCCAAAGAAACACAAACGAATAAAGAGTGTTTTTGCCGTGTCCCTACTTACTCCATAATGGTTTTGGACTTCCAAAAGGAGGGACGCTCGGTCAGCACAATATCGCTGGATAATGGGGCAAGGAATGTTGTTGCTTTCACACAATAATCGTATAATTTCTGGCTGTGCGTTTTTCAAATCAAAATCATAGTAGAGTTCGTTGATAAGGGTATTACGAACAATCTTGCGAAAGCAAGAAAGACCCAGCGATTTATAAGGAAAGGCACGACCCCACTTGTGCTTTGGTTTCCCATATTTCACGGGAATTCCACCAAGAGCAGGGTTATAATTTTTAAAGTAATTTGAAATTTGTATTTTTTCATTCGCATAGTTCTCGGCAATCTGTTTTTTGTGAGGGTCATATCCGTAATCCTCGCTCCAAAGCATTAACAATAAATCACTTTTCAAAAGTGCCTTAACCCTTTCAATAGGGATTTTTTCAAACAAAGTCAATCCGTCCAACACGGAGGAGCGTTTGGTGAGGGTAAGGGGGAGGGCGTTAATAACACTCATAGTAGCAACGGGGGTCTGGTTTTCCATTCTTATACTATATCAATATATTATATTTAATACCTTTTATCCCTAAATGTTTAAATCAATTTTATATTAAATTGCTAAAACAATTGTTTCAAAATACAGGGTTTTTTTTGATACATTTAATACCCTAAATATTTAATCATTTTTTTACAAAATATCATATTTGCTCTAATTTGGAACAAATATAATATTGCTTAATTAAATGGTCGTCTCGGGTTCTTGGACGATTTTTGTAAAGAGTTCAACGGGCAACTTTTCCTTAATCTTGCGGAGTTTGTGAATGTCCGCTAAATACTTGCCGTATTCCTTCAACTCCTCCGCAGGTAAATTATTCACCGCCTTACACTTGACCGAGTTCTTATATGCTCGGCAATCCTCCTTGTTCTTATTGTAGCGGTTTCGCATATACTCTCGCATATATGCCTTTTTGTCTGCCGTCTTGTTTGCTGTGGTAGTTGATAGAGTTTCCATAGTTATACTATATACGGATATTATATTTAATACCTTTTCTGCCTAAATGGTTAAATCAATTTTATATTAAATTAGGTGCTTACACATTTCTAATATATGAGCGTGAGAGAGAGGGTAGATATGAGTTAAACCACCAGCGTCCTCTGCCTTGTATCCCGCAATGAGACCACCGCCGTATGACCCTGTCTTCATATCTTCTGCTAAAATCTTTGCCTTGTTGTCTTTTAATAACTTCTCGGTTGCCCTCGCTTGTTTAATCTTTCGCTTCATAGGTTCGGGTAATAGTTCTAATCCCTTTTCTTTTGCTTCTGCGTTTTTTGCTATTGCGTCCTTTAATACCCCTTTGCCTCTCAATGCCTTTGATTGCTTCTTGAATGCTTCCTCCAATGCTTTCATTTTGGGGTCAGTATAATAGGCAACACTATCTAATATCTTCTTTTTAGTTTCCTCGCCCGAAGGCACAAGACCAGCACCCTCTCCGCTACTACTATCACTACTTTCAGCCCCACTATCAATCAAATCGCCATAATAAATAGCCCTTAATTTTCTTAAAATTTGTTCTATTCTATCTATTTCGTCGCCAGTAATGTCGTTGTCGTCCTCGTCGTCCCAGTAATTAAGCAAAATGCTATAAAGTTCCTCAAATGATATTTCAGGGCGGGTTGGGGTTTTTAATAACCTATTTAACCAATGCTGGGCTTTTCGGGGATTTCTCATTCTATAAATAGAAAGTGCCTGTTTGGATAAATATTCTAAATACCGCTCCTCTTCGTCTTCGCTTACTGCCTCTGGTGAGGAGGGAGGGGTGGTTTCAGGGGAGGGAGGAGGAGTTGGGAAGCGGGGTTGTGCGAATGCTTGTGAAGGGGGACTATCAGTTCTGCGTCTTCGTCGTGGTCGCCCAGCGGAAGGCGGGGTGCTTGGCGGGGTTCTTGGTGGAGGGGTGCTTGGCGGGGTGGTTTCATTCAACATACCGCCCTTCATTGATTGTGCTAATGCCTCACTTGCTTTTCTTGCCTTTGATAATTCTTGACGAATACCAGCACCCTTACCCTCCGCCTTCTTACGCTTATTGCTTTCAATGGTCTTGGCGGACTTTGCCTTCTTACGCTCCACCTCCGTAGCATATTTCTTCGGGCGACCTCTCGGCTTCTTCTCACTAATCGTCATAGAAATATTCTCCTTTTCAGCAGGGGCTTCAACCCCCTTGCCCTTACCCTTGTGATATTCCTCTTTACACTTGGGACATTTGAGAGCGTCCTTATAGGACATATCATTCGCCTTCGCAAACGCTTTAATGTGTTCTATCCAAGCACTCGGCATATTTATATTATATGGAGGGAAAATATTTTGCTAAATATACTCTTTTGCCCTAATTTGATATTCTATAAAAAATTGATTTGCTTTATTGTTTAGAATAGAAAGGTATTAAAGTTAAAAGAATGTGTCTTGGTTGTTTAGAAAAGCAGTTGGCGAGTATTGAGGATTATGGGAAGGAGGTTGGGGATTATCTCGCAACTATTACTTGCGAGTGTTGTAAATCATATCCTAATTTCCTAATGGGTGTGAATAACGACCTCAAAGTCCTTACTCTTACAAAAATAAAGAGGAGGGAACAGATATGCCTTCACGGCGTTCGTGCGTTAAAGGGCTTTGAGGATATGTTGAAGAAAAAAGTTAAAGCGAAACTCAATAGTGTTGTGGAGCAGATTGACGACGCTAAACACGATTTAACCGACGACAAATATTTACAAAAAATGAATGAATTAAAAGATTTGAATGATTGCCTTAACGGCATTGAAGAGGCAGACCACCGATAAACTTATAAAAAAAAAGAGTGGGGAGTTCCCCCTTTTTTTATTAGCCCACAACCCTTTTTTGCCCTAATTTGATATTTCATATAAAATTGATTGAAATTTTCATTTAGAACAGAAAGGTATTAAAGAGTAGTATAGTAGTATAATTACAATGGCGAACAATCCAAACACCCAGATTACTATGACGAACAGGGAGAAGTGGTCGTTGGAGGCAAAGGCGAAGGCGGGTTGGAAATGTTATTTCATAGAGCGGGATTATATTTATGAATTACAGAATACCCGTAATGTTGCGAGGGAGACAGCCCAGCAACTCCGTCAAGGGGCGACCCCCGATATAAAGCATTTGACGCAGGTGTTCTTGGAACTCTACGACAAGGTGGGAGAGTTGTGCGACTGCCCTATTTGTTTGGAGAGTATGACGAAAGAGAATACCAGCGTCCCAATGTGCGGACATTTGATTTGTAAAAATTGTAGGGAGAAGGTGGAACTCTGCCCCATATGCCGTAAGAAATATTAAACCCACAACCCAAATAAAAAGAGCGGGATAGTTCCCACCTTTTTTATTAGCCCACAACCCAAATTAGCCCAAATTTGAGAATTAATAAAAAATTGAAAACAATTTTCTTGATTAGATTATACGCATACTAAAACAATAAGTCGTTAAATTAATTACAAGAATGGAGCAAGTCGCTATTATTACCAAGTTGGTTGAGGAAATGATTGCTATGAATTGCGGTGAGAGGCATATGGCTCATTTCATTTTGAACTTGGATTGTGCCGTGAGAACCTTGACCCATATCAAGGAGGACATACCAAGACAAATGGAGTGGGAGGCAAAGTGGGAGGCGGGAAGGGAGGAGAGGGAGGCAAAGGAGGCAAAGTCAAAAGAGGAGTATAGGGCGAAGAGGGAGGCAGAGGAGGCGAGGAAGAAGGAGGCACAGAGACAACGCAGAAGAGAACTTTACCAGTTGAAGAAAATGAAGGGAAAGATTTGCGACAGGTGCGAGGAATTTCCAGTAGCAGTCGCAGAGTGGAACTGGTGTGAGAACTGCTGGTTTCAACACGCCTGCGATAGTGAGGAGTGCGAAGACGGCAATTGCGTATGCCCCCCACGCAAGGAGAAGTGCGTAAGGAAGCAGAAGAAGGCAGAGGAGGTGGATTGGAGAAGTATGATTTGCGGTCATTGCGGGGGTTATGCTGGTGTGCCGTTAGATAATATAACGCACTTCTGCGAGACCTGCTTTGGCGAGAAGAAGTAGAGTATTAGTAGTATTAGTAATTTATTAAATAAAGAGAGGGCATACCCTTTTTTATTGTCCCACAACCCACACCAAGTCCAAATTTGGGCTAATTTAAGATTGTATAAAAAATTGATTTGCTTTTTCACTATTATATTATATGTATCAAAGCAAAGCAATAGCAAAGCAATCAAAGCAAAATGGCGGTAATCAACAGAGAGGCACTCATTGAGGAATACAAGTTGTCCCAAAGACACAAGGACGAGGAGGACATTGGTTTCACTTGGGTAGTCAGGGCGAACCAAATTAGTTTGGTGAATTGGAGGGAAATGGCGTCGCAGATTAATAATTGGAAAAACAAAAAGGCGGAGGTTCGTGCGAACGATTACAACAACAAGGAGTTTGTGGTTGAGGGCAAGAAGTGGTATGTCTTAATCGCACAAATCTACAAAAATGGCGAACTGGACGAGGAGGCAAACATTATGTGTCCTATCTCCCTAATGCTCTTTGGGACTATGGTTAGTGGAATGACCTATGCCTTTGAGACCAGAGAGCAGAGGGACGAGTTCTTTGACGCTATTAACGACAAGCACCTTTATACCCTACGCTGTGCCGACACCAAAAAGGAACACCCCATTTGCGGTATATGCGGTAAGTGGTGCGACTGCCCTCACGGACACAACCCATACCCCTTGCTTGTAGAGGGTAGGAGAGTGTGCGATAAGTGTAATGCGGAGGAGGTCATTCCCGCTCGTCGTGCTGGTGTGTTTCGCACAAAGGATATTAGTGAGGAGGAAAAGGAGGAGGTTCTTCGCAAATGTCTAAAAATTGTTGAAAAGCAGTGGGAGGCAGTTGAAAAGAAGAGTTGGGAGGTTATTGGTGCGGATAAGACCCACCCCAATCTTAACTTGCCTCTAATATTAGACCACCCTTCACTCCAAGAAATATGTGGTCGGCTGAATGCTCTGCTTGACGAGAGGGAGGCAATTCGTGCTAATGCGATTGTTGAAACTATGAAATACGCAGGTCAGCGTTTGGAGCGTCATATCCAATCCCGTAGTATTTCCAGCCCAAAGGATATTTGCCTTACAACAGATTACATTTTGTCGCAAGTCGTTTATGACGCATTAAATAAACATATCCTCAAACACATATCTATCATTAATGAGTGGGAGGAGGAGGTGAAAGTGGTTAGACAGAAAATCATAACCGAGTTGATTAACACCGACATTGCTCCCCAGCAAGAAAAAGTCAAGACAAAGGCGGAACTCAAAAAGGAGCAGACCCGCAACGCCAATAAGGCAAAGGCAGAGGAGAAAAAGATAAAGGAGGAGCAAGACAGGGCAATCGCCCACGCACAATTCCAAGCAGAGCAGGAAAGAAAAAGAAAGGTGAGGGCAATCGCAATCAAAAAGCAAAAGGCAATTATCGCAGAGGCGGAGAGACACTTGGAGAAGTTAAAGACAGAGGAGGCGTAGGTTAGGCAATTATATAATTAAGATATTTAAACAAAGAATGGGGTTAATAACCTTTTTTCTCTTAAAGGCGGGGGTCTGCGAATTTGCGAAAAATATTGATACATTCTTGAAACTCCTTCACATAGGGCTTTTACTATCTACCTACTGCCGTCAGTTGGTAGTTGGGAATTGAGGGGGGGGCAAAACCTTTTAGAAATCGTCAATATTTTTCGCAAACCGCATATAGCCCTCTTTTGCCCTAATTTGAGATTTATTAAAAAATTGATTTGACTTTTACCAAATAGATTATAAGTATCAAAACAACAACAAGTGTGTTAATTAATTAAGAATGCCTTTTACTCCTCAACAGATTTCCAATTGTGTCGCAAGTTGCGACGAGCGTATTGCCTCTATTGAAACCAAGTTGAATAATTGGAAGGTGTATGGTAAGGTGCTGGGAATTGTGTCCCTTGAAATGGAGGACAAGAATGCCGAATTAATGAAGAATTACGAGAACAATATTCAACTTATCAAGGTGGAGAGGTTGATATACCAAGCACTCGCCAAGAGCGGAAATGGTGCTATATTCCCAAAACTATTCCAAAAGTATAGCGACCTAATGGGGATTTCCTATGATATTTCAGGCAATATGGTTCGCCTTGACGGGGTTGAGGAACAAGAATACTTGGAGTATTGTGCCTCGTCCTTGAAACAGCGTGAGTATATCCAGAAACTTTGCCTGTATGGTGAGAGAAAATAAAACAAAAAAAAATAAAAAGAGAGGGTAAGCCCCCTTTTTTTATTTGTGTTGTGTTTATTCGTCGTCGTATTCTCCTCCCCAAATGATTTCGTAATCCATATCTACCCCCTCCCCGTCTCCCCACGCTTTCGTAATAAAGCAACTCTCCGCACCCTTTTCCCTCACATACCGAAATAAATAATCCAAATCACCTATTAATTCGTCCAAACTATCCCATTCCCATTTTCCGCAAGGGAGTTCGGCAAAATCAAGTCCCCCTCTCGCAAACCACATTCTCAATTGATATTTAAACTCCATTGTTGTTCTTTTGATATGATACATATATTTATCAAATCAAACTTCAACTTTTTTTCAGCACCCGACCTTGCCCTTAAAATCGTCATTTTCGGTAATAATTGTTTTAGGGTCAGCGGGAACACTGGGGTCTTTCACAACATTCATACCTTTCATTTCAACGGGTGTGCGTTTCTCGGGGTCGGCACTGCGGAAAAAGTGTTTCAGCAAATATTCGTTCTTCAAGTGGTCGCAACTCTTACTCAAATCGTCAAAAATATCGGTGAATTCACCTGCGTCGTGGTATAAGTCGCCTGACCTGTGTTCGCTTGAATTAATGTAATGTAAGAATGCTAAACAATACCAACCACAAGCGGAATTCATTAGGGACTGAATATCCTTTGTAGCATACGGCAGTTTCATACCACAAAACTCCTCTACAATGGTAGGCGGGGGCATTCCAAAACTATCAAAGTATAGACCCTCCTTTTTATCGTTGGCGTATTTATTGACTTGAAAGCAAGTGTAGTGCGAACCTTGATTGCGTTCGCCGTCCTCGTCAAACTCGTTCTCCATATTAATTATATAGGACTTGTTGTATTTGAGTTTCTCGTTTTTGAGTTCGTCTTTGAAGCCGATAAAAGCCAAAGGAACTCTCATTCGTTTTGCTAAATCCTTGATTTGAGTATCAGTGAGGGACATTATAGATTAAGATTAGATTTTATTTTCGGCTAAACTCCTTATTTAATATTTGCTGTATATTCCAATACCCACTCCAACAACCAAAAGTGAATAAGTCCATTACTAAACTACCAAAGGAGTTGGTCGGCGTAATACCCCGCTGAACCGACTTTGTGTCTGTCTTTCTCGTGGCGAAGTTTGTATAATGCTCTGCGTTTGTCTGCGTAATCCTTACCCTTTTCTTCAATGTAGGTAGGATAATCTTTATACCCAGCCCCACCAGCATAGGTGATAAATAGCCCATTCTTATCATAGACCTCTATTTTCTTTTTGGGATTGTCGCTTGGAAATACCTGAACTCCCAATCTTTTTGCTTGTTTCTTGGTGTAGTCGGTAATCTTATATAGCCCAGAACCTTTGGCTTTGAATGCGGGGAGGTTCGCCTCGCCCTTAATATCTTGTTTCAAAGCGATTTGTTCCTTTGCTTGTTTGGGGTCAATTTCGTCGGCAGTCAATGGCGTATCCTTACTGACCCTTTTGTGCGGACGATATACGGGATAATCTTCACCGCCAATGTCGCCCCAATCCTCTTTAAACCACCGCCCGAGATTTTTCGGCTTGTTGTCGTCCTCGTATGCTCCGCCTCTTGCCTTGTAAGTTTTCACAATCCAACCGCTCTTGTAAGCAGAGGGTTTCTCATATATTTTGTCCGCTTCTCTCTTAATGCGATTATAAAGTGTTTGGTCTAATATTATAGGCATATATACTATTAGACAGAAATTAATTAGGCAATTACACTCAATTCCAAATCACTTTCACTACCAGTTAATCGGGAAGAGGGGCTGGGCGGAGGCACAGCACTTGTAGGTAAGGGACACAACTTATCAACCACTTTCTTTGATAAGGCATTACCGCTTTCGGTTAATTTACAATAAATGTTGTAGCACTTTTCCAAATAGTCCTTTGCGGGGACGGGTCGGTGGTCTCTTGTAAGAGAGAGCGTTTTAAATATATCAACTGATAATAAGTAAAAATCTCGCTGGGACACCAATTCGCTTTCCATTCCCTTTTGAATTGCTAAATATAACTCTACACTGCCGATAATGGAACAGACAAGAGCCAAAAGGCAAGTGGTTATACTAATAGCACCTTGCTCCATATAAGGGGTCATACCCACACTCACGATACTATTTATACCCGACAATACGATTACGGGTAAGCGGTAATATTTGAGGTTCTCTTTCAGTGTGAAAAAGCGTTTCTTGTGTTCGTTAGATAATATAACGGAGTTAATTCGTATGGCTTCAAGCACATTCTCTATATCGGTAGTCCAGTCATTCTCCATTGGGGTCAATATATATAGGGGCAGAGTTTATTTTTACTTTTTTCTTGAAAAAGCAACAGCAGAAATACTTTTGGTAGAATTTCCGTCGTCGCTCTTTCTCGTTAAGCAATTCCTCCAAGACAGATATTGTTTCACCAGCACTATCCATATTAGAAAATATTAATCTATTATCCACCTTACACATATACTATATATAAATATTTTAAGAAAAAGTTGCTCCATTATTAGAAACTAAATACCATTCAGCACTATTCGCATTCCATATCAATTCGCAAGAATTACCTTTATTAGCAAGATTAATAGCAGTAGAGGCAGACGCTCCACCTTGAACCCAAAGCGTAGAATTGAGAGTAATATTAATAGAATTACTTGTATTACGGAAATATAAAACTACTGGATTTTGCGAACTACTATTAGTAGCAAAATTATCAGCATTCCAAGCAGAATATACAGCAGTAGAAAAAGAACCACCAACAGGGGAGGTTTGCGACCAACCTTGACTACTATACAATATATTACTTTGACCCCAATAAATATAACTTGTTCCTAATGACCTTGTTAAAAAAGAAGGAGAAGTAGAAGGAGAAGTATAAGAAAAGTTTTGCGGTTGATAAGTAGAACCATTCCAAAGCATTTCAAACATATAATCGGTATAACCAGTAGAAGTAAAACTACCACCAAGAATAATAGCATTAGTATTCGTATCTTTTACAGATACATTAACTGAACTACTCAAAGAAGGATTTAATGTAAAGAAACCAAAAACATTATAACTTGTTGAACTATCAAAATCAATATGCGTATAATAATTTTGGGTGAAAGAACTTCCACCAGTAGTAAATGTAGAAAAATCACCACCAATAATAAAACGATTAGAACCAGTATCATTAGTAATTGTTCTTACATAGTTATTAAATCCGTCTGTTGAAGTGTTGTTTGTATTATAAATATTATTAGTAGTATCAACAATAGCAAGAAAATTATAAGTATTAATATTTCCTCCGTCTTGCGTAAAAGCACCTCCAATATACAAATAGTTATTATAAGTTTCAAAGCATAATACTTGATTATTTAAACCTGTTTGACCTATATTAGACCAAGTAATAGGAACAATAGCAGGAGTGTTTGTAATTCTACCAATATTGTTATAAGTAGTAGAAGTATTAAAATCACTTGTAAAAGCACCACCAAAATACAAGTCCCCATTAAACTCTTTAAAGCAATTGATTTGTCCGTTTAATAGAACACCCAAATTAAACCAACTACCATTAGGGTCATTCGTATAATATATTTGTCCGTCAGTTGTTCCAACATAGGTATTACCATTATAAGTAGCAGAAGCACTAATAGGCGACCAACTACCTAATGGAGCAGTCCCTACTGATTGAAGAGAAGGAGGAACACCAGTATTAATATACAATTGACGCATATTAGGGTCATTACTCGTGGGGGTGCTGTCGTTCGCAGTTAAATAAGAAACCTTTTGAGGAGCAAGAGTAGAAAAGAAAGTTGTATTAGCATTAAAAATATTATTGATTTGGTTTGAGTTCATATCTAATGTTCTTAAACAATTGACTTGATTAGCACTTCCATTTAAACTTAAAAAATCAGTTATAGCACCACTTCTCCTTACAGCGAGGTCAATTCGCCCATTTTCACCACCAGCAGTTATAGTAGGAGCGTTTGTATGAAATCTTGCGTATTCTGTTTTAGTCCCAGCAGAGTTTTTAGCGTAGAACCCCATTCTATTAAACTCGCCAGTTTGAGCGGTTCTTTGATTATACATTTCTTCGTATATTATAGCATTTCCAGTCCCACTATTTAATGTTAGAACAGGAGTATTACTTAAACCGCTATTAGTAATAGTAATATTTTGAGGAGTTAAAGTTGTTCCAACATTCGCATTAGCAGTATCAGTAATAGTAATAGTCCCTTGTTTAATCTTTGTCTGCGTAGTAGTAGCACCGAAACCTTGTTGTTTGTAAAGGACACCGCCCGTATTGTTTTCGTCGCAGAAAATAGTGAAATCTTGGTCGGTAGAGGAGGAGTATTCAATGCCGAAATTTGTGCCGACACCAATAACTCCCGCTTGTATTTGAATGTTATTTGGTGGGGTGGTAGTAGCGTCTTGAACTGCTATTGTATTGACTACCACCAATTCTTGTGGGGTAGTGTTTGTAGTAATAGCAGATAGGTCTTTGAAATTAATGGGATATGTAGCAACGCCGTCAGGTGAAACAATAGCACCCGCAGAAGAGATTTCTAAATACCCGCTGGTGGTATTATTAATAATTTTAAGCCCTTGTCCGTCTTGCTCTGTTGTGAAATCAACCACTCCGTCATTAAAAGAGTTAATAACTGCCGAGTTTGTGTAGTTTGCTGATATTGTAGGTGGAAGCGACATTATATACTATCTAAACATTATAAATTTAAAAGTTCTTTGTAAAATTACTGGTTGAAATATCTCCCAGTGAATATCTCCCAGTGTTTAATAATTCAAAGGACATAGTCCAGTTATAAAATGCTGGACCGCCAGTTCCAAGAATGGGGAAGTTAAATACAATAGTGGAGGTTGTTCCGTTGTTTGTTAAAGAGGGGGTCAAGTAATTAGCAATATTACCACTATTGAGAATACCCGTAGCAAAGTAGGGGCGACCATTCGCAACATAGGGGGACATAGAAGACGAAACGGGTGCGTATATAAAATTCGTGTTAGTTGCTCCAATTCCATTGTTAAAATACACGGGAATATTTGCTCCCGCACTGCCTATAAACGCTTTTGGGAACATAGTCATAGTCGCCTCGTATGTAAGACAGAGATTAGTATCAAATGTCCCAGTTGTAGAGGATTGGTTATTCTGTATAGTAATGACTACTCTAAACACAACGCCGTCCCAGTAGTTCTTACTTGCTATATTTCCAAACGAAATAGTGGGGTATGGTGGTGGTATGGGGTTTCCGCCCTGTAAATTGTATCCCGTCCAAGTAGCGAAAGGGTAAGTTTGGGTGGTCGTAGCAGAGGTGTATTGCCTTGTCCCGTCGGGGAATTCAAGATAATTTGTAGGGTAAGTCCCGTCTAAAATAAGGTTGTTGCCTATTGTTGCGTTGCCTGTAATATTTACGGCGGGGATAGTTTCTGTCCCCTGACCGAATGGGAATTGTAAGTATAATCTATTTGCTTCGGTTATAGTTAGGAAACCACTTGTGGAACTATTAGTTGTGCTAAATAGTCCTGCGTCAAAAATAGGGACATTCTCTACTGGTGGGTTATAAGCACTCATTCTATATATAATTAAGAGAAGATAAAAATATCAAATCAACAACCAAAAAGCAAATTAGAGTAATCTAATAGCAGAAGCCCGACCGCTCCCACTAATATTACTACCACCGACACTAACTCTTGTAATCATAGTTTGGGGTGAGGGAATAGTAATAACATTACATAATGAAATAGTATATATCCAATTTTGACTTACAGAGGACGAAAAGACAATTTCGTATCTTACATTACTATCGTATGAAAAACTACCATTATCTATAAGGAATGTTATACCATTACAACTTATAGTGCTTCCCAAAATAGCAGGAGCAGACAATTCATAATCCGCCACTATTAAGTATGTTCCAGCGGAGGGAAGAGCGAGGGTTTCGGGTAAGATTGTTGTGCTTCCGCTGGGTATGGGTGTAGAAGCATAATTAACACTAATAGTTGTTCCAACAGACCCCAAGTTTGCTGTAATAGCAGATTGAACCCACGCAGTCGTCGGTATTTTTGTAGAACTATCATTAGACGCTGGTAGTGGTGTGGCGGTGCTTGTAGGGAGGGCGGTATTTGTAAAAGAGGCAGTCCCCTCTACGATTATATCTTTTAAGGTTTCTGTTCCTTGTGCTATTGGGAATGTTAAAAACGAACTACTTGCTACTGCTCGTGTAAGGAGTTGAGAATTTGTTGTCCTAAATAGCGAAGCGTCAAATATGGGGACATTTTCTGCTGGTGGGTAATAAGCACTCATTATATAGATTAAGTGAGATAATATTATAGTAAGTTTAGCACTTTTTATTTTCTCATTAAGTATATAATGCCTCCCCGAAAAAAGAAAGAAGCAGAACCACCAGCGGAAATCGTAAATTGGTATGAAAAAATACCAAAGGAAATGCTTGATAGTGCCGAGAACCCCAACTTTAATATACACCACCTCAAAGTGCCGTTTAGAATGTGTGTTGTAGCCCCTTCGGGCAGTGGAAAGACGAATTTCCTTGTTAATCTTATCCACCTATTCAGTCAGGGTTCAAAAGGGACTTTCGGCGATATAACAATTATAACGAGAAACAAGGACGAACCACTATATAACTTTTTGACTTCTAAATGCGACCAAATTCAAGTCAAAGAGGGCATACACAACCTCCCCCTTTTGGATAAAATGGATAAAAAGATTAACCACCTTGTATGCTTTGACGATTTGGTTCTCGCCAAAGACCAATCAGCGATAGAGAACTATTATATTCGTGCGAGAAAGTTGAATTGTTCTGTGATATATCTGTCGCAGTCATATTTTAAAATCCCCAAGATTATCCGCAATAACTGCTCGTATATGGTTATTTTGAAACTATCGGGCAACCGAGAGGTGAATATGATTTTGAGTGAATTTGGACTTGGTGTATCAAGGGAACAATTGTTGGGAATGTATGAATTTGCTACAAAGGAGAAGTTCTCGCCCCTTTTAATTGATTTAGAAGAAGAACCATTCAAAAGGTTTAGGAAGGGCTTTACGCAGATTTTAGACCCGTCGGCTTATAAAAGTGAAATGCCTTAAAGATTATCTAATGTATATATATAATGTGCTTACGACCAGAGTGTAAATACATTGAAATAGTTGCGGGATTACCCTCCACGATATTTAACACTTATATCCACTACGACGGAGACCATAACCCGCTGTGGATAGATTATATGGGACTTGAATTTGATAGAAAAAAAGGCAGTCCAAAACCTGTGCGAAAAATATGGAAACAACTACCAAAAGAATATTCAAAGGAATTATAATCTCGCTAATATAATATAATGCCTAACATTACACTTGATTTAGGAAGCGGTCGTGGGGTTGTTGCCGATAATTTTTTCAAGAGAACTTCCTCCAACGACGACAGCAAACCCGCCAGTGATACAAGAGTTCCGTTGCCTATGTTTGGAGAAACCCATTTGGAACTACCGCCCTTTTTTATAGTCGCAAGTAAAAAGAAAGGAAAGAGGGGTGGAGTAAAATGGAGATTAGCAAACCCAATGACTGAAATCCGTAATTTAGCAAGTCGCAAGGGAAAAAAATCTATTAAATTAACAAGGAATGAAGACGCAGAAACACCTGCTTTGGTGGAGAGCGAACAAGCGGAATTAGCAAGAGTAAGACCCTCTTTGAGTGATTTTTCAGCGAGAGACCAAGCAAAGATTATTAAACATTTTAGGTCTATATACGACGACGAGGCGGAGGACAAGGCAGTTCCAACCAAGAACAAGCCGAGAGGTTTCCCAGCAGTCCTTTATAAGAATGCGAAAAAGGCGGGATACAAGGAGACCACAGAGAAGGTATTTCGTAAGAATGAATTGAAGCCGAAGAAAGTAGCAGAATATAAAATCCCAGCGGGTCGTCCAGCAAGGGAGCGACGACGATTTTTAGTGGAGGACGACGAAGACGGAACAACAGAAGATATAGAAGTTATAAAAAGACCTGACCCAACAGCAACGCAAATGAGAGTAGCAAAGGCACAAAAGGAGGCAAGAGAGAAACGCAAGACCGCCCCACCTATAACAGACGAGGAAATGGAGAAGAAGTTGAATTTAAAATATTTCTATAAGAAAATAGTAGATAATTATAAATATAATGTGTATTCGGGTAGTGAGGTAAGAAGTATGAGGGATAAATTAAGAGAATTGAAAAAAAGTGTAAGAAAAGAGGATTATAAGAAGATAGACGATTTTAATGCGTTGGTTCAAGGAACAAGTTTCCCAGCAGATAAACTACCCGAGCCATATAAAACAGAATTAGAAACCTACCGCAAGAATAACGCAATGCGAGACGAAATCAACAAAAAACTTGACGAATTAGAAACCAAAATAAAAGGTAGGACAGGTAGTAGCAACGCCGTATTTAAAGAAGCCAAAACTTTTTTAGAAGAGGTTGCTGGTAAATTTAGAGACAATGCCGAACTAAAAGAAATGGGGGAAAATCGGCGTAATGCTTTTAGGGAATTTTTTAATGAGGAATTAAATAAGTATAGAGCCGAGAAGGGAAGCAAAGGAAAAGGTCTAACCGAAGTAATAACCGAAGAGGGAGACAAAGACGGACAAGACGGCGGTTGCGACGGCGAGGGTTCAGGTGGCGGTATTTTGGGGGACATTGGTAAGAAAATATCAAAGACGGCAAAAAAAGTGTATAAGAAGATTACCAATCCCAAGCAGACACTCCAAGAGGTGAAGAAGTTTGGTAAGAACCTAATCTACGGCAGATTGGACGCTTATCCCCCGTCAGTCCAAAAGATTATAGACGCAAACAAGGACGCAATCGTCCAGTCCATAACGCTACACAGAAAGCCATTGTCCTCCACATATACGACACTAATGAGTTGGGCTACTGGTGGTGAGACGGATAAGCGATTAAAAGAGCAACCAAAGGACACGCTATATCATATCAGTATGTGGGTCAAGTTGTCTAATGGTAAGACATTAAGGGTTGAGAAGAATGAGGTAATCGCTATAACTCCAAATCCAAAGGCACACAAGGACGAGCAGACGCAAGAAGTCCCACCGCCACCAGCGGGTTTAACCTTTGGCGATATGTTGGAGAAGGCGAGAAAGGAGGTGGGGGATTACAAGTTCTTTTCTTATTCCGCAAAGGATAATAATTGCGGTAATTTCATAGAGTATATATTGAGGGCGAATGGAATGGAGAGCGAACAAACAAAGGACTATATAGGTCAAGACGCAAAGACAATACTGGCGGGATTTCCCACGCTCCGTAAAGTAATGAATACTATAACTGATATAGCGGGTAGGGCGAATGTGCTTTTGGAGGGTGGAGATTTAGGGAAAGCGGAAGAAAAATTATCTCACGATAGTAATATAGATATGCCGTCGCAAGGAGGAAGAATGTTAGGGGCAACCCATAGTTCAGTATTTCCAGCACACGCAGGACACCCAGCATTAGCAAGTGATATGTTTCCTCGCATACCACAAGCATTCAGTCAAGTATATTTATCGCACCCAAGACCAATTGGAGGTGAGGGATTATACGCAGGGGGAGGGGGAGGTTTATACGCACAGGGCAGTAGCGGACGAGGTTCATACCCAGCAAGAAAGATTGCTCCAAAGCATATGGGAACACCTATGGAAGGAGACGGGTTCTTTGACGATATAGGAGACGCATTCAAATTCACCTTTTCAAAGAAGGGAGGCAGAGCCATAAAGGAGGGTTTGCGACCAGTGGGAACTTTCCTTACTCGCACAGCATTACCTGGTCTCATTAGTGGATTGACTGGTTTTGGAACTACATTGCTTACTGGAAACCCAGTGGCGGGATTTGCCGTAGGACAGACCGCAGGGAAAGCATTAGGCAACTTGGCGGGGAACGCTTTGGGAGACGCTACTGGAACTGGAATGAAGAAGCCCCGTATGGTAAAAGGTTCAGCAGAAGCCAAAGCATATATGGCGTCAATTCGTAAGAAGAAGGGAATGAAAGGCGGTGAGTTGCCTCCCCGTTCTCGCAGTGTTATTACTGACCCGTCTTTATTGGGGCAGGGCTTGTATTAAACAGCCGTTAAGTGTGAGATTAATGTTAAGAATGTGATTAAATATGATAGTATTATATGATATTTAAGCATTAATGATTGATTTATATAGAGAATGCTATATAAAAATATTTTTATATAGTGTTTCCTTATGAAATATGATATTAAATGAAGATTAATATGAATTTTCACTTAATATAAGCAATTGCTTAACAATCGCCTAAATGTTTATATGGGTCAGGTCGCCAATCGGGATAAAAAAGTGGGGCTTTAAGGTTCTTACTCCCTTACTGCGAACCGCCTCCACTTCTTGGATATTGTATTTAGCAAATGTTTCCTTGTTATACACAATGTAATACAACCCGTCAGTGAAGTTGAATACAAACACCAATCGTTCGCCCTTGATACGCTCACACTTATCCACTGGGATAATCGTTGTGGGGTATGCCTTGTATTTGTTTCGTCTTGACTTGATTTCATATTTAGTAGTTTCACTTGAAGCGTCAAAGGGACTGAACTGATACTCCGCTTTATCAATCTTCTCATTGAAGTATTCGCTCAATCGGCTTATCACCAAGTTCTCTTTCGGCAACCCATACGCAAGGTCAGCATTTAGGATTTCCAATCCATTTCCAGCAAGGTCAGTAGCACGGGTAAGCAAACCATTAACAACAAGGTTAGAGTTCATTCTATACATTTAGCAGATATTTAATTTATCGGTAAATAAACGAAAATAAAGTATTTGCTAAATATATAGCAATGCCCGATTTAAAAGAGTATATCAAGGACAAACGCCCTACCCTTTCCGCTTCCAGCATTACAACCTACAACAGCATTCTCCGTAATCTTTACAAGAAGGTTTTTGGTGCTGGTGAGATTGAAACGAAGAAGTTTGAGGAGACAGACAAAATCCTCGCACACTTGAAAGAAGTCCCGCCCAATAAGCGTAAGACAATTTTGAGTGCTTTGGTGATTATCACAGACGATAAGAAATACCGAGACCTAATGTTGGAAGACATTAAGGAATACAACCACGAGATAGGTAAGCAAGAAAAGAGCGACAGCCAAAAGGAGAACTGGGTTGCTGGTGGCGACATTAAAACTCTTTGGGACAATTTAAAGAGAAATACTGATTTGATATATAAAAAATCTCACCTTACTCCAAATGACCTCCAACAAATCCAATCTTACATTATTGTTTCTTTGCTGGGTGGCGTTTTCGTCCCTCCTCGTAGAAGTAAAGATTTGGTTGATTGGAAGATTAAGAATGTTGATAAAACCAAAGACAACTATTTAGACAAGTCCTCCATTCATTACAACTCCTACAAGACGGCAAAGTGCTACGGCGAACAAGTGGTTCAAATCCCTACTGCTCTCAAAAATATCATTACCAAGTGGATAAAGGTCAATCCCACCGACTACCTCTTGTTTGATACTAATATGAACCCCTTGACTTCCGTCAAACTCAATCAGCGTCTCAACAAATTATTTGACGGCAAAAAGGTTGGCGTGAATGCTTTGAGACACACTTATCTAACGGACAAATATGCCGACACTATGGAACAGAAAAAGAAGATTGATAAGGATATGAGTGAAATGGGTTCGTCTGCGAATATGCTTACAACCTATGTTAAAGAAAAATAATCTGCGAAAAATATTACAAGTTTTTATAAACTATTTCCCTTTTATAAAAACCCAACTACCAAGTGCCGTCAGTAGGTAGATAAGAAAAGCCCTATGCGAAGAAGTTTCAAGAATGTATCAATATTTTTCGCTTTACATTCCGCTATGGAATACTGGGGCAAAAGCGGGGGGCAATCTACTCGCCATTTGGAAATTAGCACTATAAGGTTGCGACATTAAAGCGGGGGGCAATCCCATACCCAAAAGGTTTCCGTGAATACCCATTGACCCCTTTTCTCTCATACCACTACCTCTCATTCCGTAATTCTCTGCCGTAATACCCTTCATTGCTAATTGCTCTTTCGCCATAGGGGAGAGTGAGGCATATCCACCTATTCTCCTTCCTACTTTCATATCAGCCAAGCCCCGACCCACTGCGTCAGTGTAGGGAGCAAGAACTCGTCTGCCTCCGCTCTCGTCATAGGGTGTGCTGTATCCGCCTCTGCGTCTTGCTATTTCACCTTCCAACTCGCTCAACTTCAATGAAGACAAATAAGAACCGATATTCGCCGTTCCAACTGCGGAGTTAAGAGGAGAACTGGCTGAAAGCATATTTGTATCGGGGACACGGGAAGGAGGGGCATTACCACGCTGTTCGGCATACGGGTTAAAGCGGTCAATGCGTTCCACCGCCTTCTTTTCGGCATAGCCACCCAATGCCTTACCCGCCTTTTCGCCAAGAGAAGCACCCGCCTTCATAGCCAACGGCACAAGTTCGGGCTGACCCGCCATTAAGGCAAGACCACTCAAAGCAGAAGAACCAATAGTTGCTCCCAACTGGGGTGCTCTTTTAGCCAACTCACTCACTCCCTGTTTGGCTAAACCCTTGATAGTGGGGGCAATAAGTTTCACACCCGTCTTGAAGCCCGACTTTATATCGTCCCAAAGACCCTTTCCAGTCATTTCAACTCCTTCGGGGACATTCATATTGGCGTTGATTTCTTCGGGGGTCAAAGCCATTGTGAATGCCTTGCCCTTTCCAAAAGATTTAGTTATAGGATTGTATCTATCCGCCCTCACTATAAGACACATACCCTTTCCGCTCATTACTCTTACCTTTGCTCCCTTACGGAGTTTCCCTAAAACTCGGGGAGTAGGGTGTGCGATTTCTATTGCTCTAAACGACATTATAGTATAGCAGTAGAAAAAAATATTTGAACGGCAATCCCTAAATGTTAGATAATGTATATTTTTATAAGACATTATCTAATTATTAACGCAGAGGTTTTTTAAACTCTCGCACCAGTTAGAATATCAACGGACACTTCAACACCATACTCAATGAAGATAAAGAGGTCAATTGCTTTGGAGGACATATTTGTTCCCAACACATTCACTGATTTCGGGACTGCCTCCTCAACGGGGAGCATTCTACCGACATTCACATAGTAGTAGCAGTAGCCCATTTCAAACTGCTTCTGGTCTATCAAACCACTCGTCAAGCCGTCAGTCATACCACCATTAACGGCATTCGCTCCGTAAAGTTGGTTGATAAACTGCTCGTAAGAATATCTTTCGGTGTTATAGATTGCGTTCTGTCCGCTTACCTGAATATTGAACTGGGTCAATAGACAGAGAGGAGAGGTAGTTCCACCACCAGCAGGGTCAAAAGGGGACTGGATAGGACTTAAACCGCAATTGCCCGTTAGTGTGGCTCCGTCTCCCGCTTGGTAGTATGGGAGCACCAAAACGGACTTAATATTCGCAATTCCGTTGGTAATTAAGTTATTGAAAGTTTGTCCCGCCGTAATTTGATTTACAATCTGGTATTGGTAAATATCAGTATAGACAATCTTTTTAACAGGGGCAGAAAGGTAAGAAGTTTCAAAAACGGGGTTAAAAGTGTAGGCAGGGACATTGAGTAAGATAGAACCACCAAGAGGGGAAGGAGCAACAAGGGTGCTTCCAAGACCATTTTGGGAAGAGTTCAAGCAAGTTCTACCAACCGCAAGAGAGGCAATGTAAGAGCCACTGGTGAAACCAACTGAACCCTGACTTGCTCCCGCAGAGGCAATCATAATGGGGGACACACCACCAAGAGGACTGCTGACCGAGACAGCACTGAATGCGTCAGCAGTTGAAGTGAAGGAGACGCTTGACTGATTGAGATTGAGAGTAATCTTCATAAATACACCCTTCAATAGAGGAACACGCTCAAAGAATGAGTGTAAATGCTTCAACCACACTTGGGCGGTGATACAGACCTGAACGGAAGAACCAGTAGTAGAGGCAACGCCGTCTCTCTTGTTAAAGATATAGGACTTCCAAAGCAAGTTCAAGTTGGAAAGGGTAGTCAATGTTCCAGAGGCGGAAGCACCAGCGTAGGTAGTTCCAGTTCCCGCTACGCCGTCGGGGTCAAAGTTCCAACCTTGCTGACGGCGGAGAAGACCAACATTGTAGGGGTCAAACTGGTTGAAAGCACCAGCAACCACAGGGAAAGCACCAGCATTGCGGTTATTGGAAGTTCCAATACCATTTGTGGAGGCAGTAATAGTTGCGTCAAAACGGAAACTGGTTGCGTCGTCGGGGTAAAAACCGAGCATAGGACCGCTGACGACAATATCATTGTAGGACAAGGAGGTCATTAACTTAAATGAGTTCCAAAGACCGCAGTAAGGAGTTTGCTGAATGATAGTAGTTCCGTTGTAGTCCAAAGTGAAGGAATGGACGATAGAACCATACCAGTTCTTCAAGCCCATTACATAGTCGCCCGAAGTTCCAGCAGTGGCGGGGAGGTAGGGAGTAGCACTCGGGCTCTGGGTTAGGGTCATAAGTAGGGGAATGGTGAGGTATGCTTCACGATAATTCATATACTTATTGCTGTTGGCTAATTGAGAAGTATCAATAACGGACTGGTTGCCCTGATAGTTCTGGTTTTGGTTGTCTAAAATAGCCAACCAATCTTTGCGGACGAACACGGAGGGCGTTCCCTCGCTCATAGAGGACATATCAAACACGAGAGTATCGGCGGACATATTATATTATATCCCAAGATAAAAAAATCGGGGTATGATACTTTATTATTACTAAATCTTCGGGGGGGTCTTTACATATCAAACTTGATATTGGCGGGTTTCTTGGAAATGGGTTTGACGATTAACTTGTGGAGTTTTTCGCCTAAACCACTACCCCTTGCGGGATTATTCCCCGTGATATTCATATAGTCGTCTATACTTTCGTAGGAAGACCCAGCACCACCACCTCCCTTATTCAAAATGATTGAACCCATACCTCGTCCTTCCATTATTTTTTTGCGGTGTAAGCGACCACTCACGCAAACATTAGGATTGCTTCTGTGTAGCATATTTATATGATATACAGAGATAAAATAAATTAGACATTCGCCTTTAACAGCAACTTCTTTTTCAAGTTCCTTAATCTTAAAGTCCCTATCATTAGGGTATTCAGTTGCGACAATTGCTTTTGAATATCCACTTCCTTATTGGAATGCTCGGGGTCTTTACAATTCTTCAACTCGGTCATTAGTCGCATTTGCTCCCTCGCAAGGTCGTCGTAGAGTTTGTCTAAATACTGCTCGGTCAAATCGCTCGTTTGAAAGGAGGACATTGCTTATATAATTAAGCAAGATATTTTTTATTATCCTTTACCGCCAGTTAATCTTTCGCCTAAATCACCCAGCCCCATATCTTTCGTATCTCTAATCACCATTACAATCGTCATATTCGGGTCAAGAATGGTAAGCGGTTGGAAATTTATACCTAAAAGTTGGAGACGGAGTTCGTTGTAAGTTCCGCTTAATAACTTGTTCCAAGCGAACTGGGGAGGATACTCGTTAATTTGCTCTCCAAATCTCACACTTGGAGAGAGCGAGTAAATAATGCTGTTGGGAATAGCATACTTGTTTTGAATATTGGAAATCGCTAAATAAACAGAGGAGTTGGGTTGGACTTGCGGTGCTGTGTTGGAGATAAAAGACAAGTTTGTTCCCACACCCGAGTTGAGTGGTGTCGTGAAAGGCACTGGGGTCGTGAAGCCCAATACCGCATTCAAGTTCGCTGGGATTGTGAGTGCGGGGTTAAAGGTTGCGGGGGCAAAACCATTCGCACCCCAACCCGCAGTTCCCGCTGGGATACTCGCAACTGGTGTAGTCCAACCTGCGTAAGCAGTTCCTACATTTCCAGTCCATACGCCAGTTCCAGCATTATAAGTCCAACCCGTAGAAGTTGGGACGGGGAATGTGTTGATTTGAACGGCATATCGGTTTGCGTTTATCAAAAACTCGGCGTAATAAACATTCTGCCCTGCGGAGTTGATAAGGTAATGTCCGTTTTGAATAAATGTGTATTGAAGGAAGTAATTTAAGTCAGCAACCTCATACAACCCCGCTGGAATAGTAGCATTAAATGTTGCCGTTCCAAGAGCATTCGTCCATTGATAAGAGAATGTATTATTGCCGAGAGGCGAGGCATTGATATTTTCCCAAGAGTAATACATAGTGATATTCTGTATCGCTATTTCGTGGTGCGGGAAAGACACGGAGTTTGGAAACCTATATACCAGTGTGTTATTCAGTCCGTTTGGGACAATGTTGCTTTGGTTGAGAACAATTGTAGCGACCATTATATATAGTATAGCAACACATTATTTTTTCGTATGTTTCTTAATTATTCTTTCATAAGTGGAATAAGTATCTGTGTGGGGCATAGAGGAAGTTATATTGTTCCCCCGTAGTCCTAAATAATAGGCGGTCTGGTTGCCCCCCGCAATAAAACGGGGCTGTAAATCGCCACTTCGCATTTGCGTAATGTTGTTGGATAGGTTCGGGTAGGAGACCTTCGGGTTAAAAGACATTATACATTACAGGGAGATTTTTATTATTGCTAAACTTTATTAATGCCCCAACGCCAACAATTCGTGTAGAATTTCGTTCGCTTGTCTTTTGGGAATACGACCCTCCGCTACAAACTTCATTAGCATTACCTTAAACTCCTTCGCAATCTTGGCGTTGTCGTTTCCAGCAATAATCTCGCCTCTCAAAATATTAAAGCGGTCTTCCTCTTGTTCGCCTTCACCCTTCATTTTGGGAATTGCGGGATTATCTACATTACAGGTCTTGGTGATTTTACAAAGTTTCTCCTTCTCCGCCTTATCAAGGGCAGAAATATCCTCATAGGACGGCACTCCCTTACCTACAAGCGTCTTTAACACTTTTGCTAATCTGGGAGACACCTTCTCCGTTGGAAGCGAGGCAATTGTGTTTCCGCTGGGCTGTCTAAAAGCGACTATCCCTTCTCCCTCCAATCTGTGCTTATTGATAAAATAGCGACCAAACTGGGTATATGGTTTGGGCTTCTCCATTGGCTTATCTATTAAGTGGGTGATTGACTGGCGGTATGGTTTCTCCACCTTTGGCTTCGCCAACCCTCTACCAGCCATTTTTCCCCTAATAATAATGCCCTCGCCCGTCGTTCCGCCTTCGGTTTTACTCATATAATCTGCGAATGCCTCGTCTAAAACGGCTTTGCCTTGTGAAGAGAAAAGTCGCTTTCCACCCCTTTCATTGCCTTCCATTCCAAACTGCTTACCTCCCGCAGTTAGAACAAGCGTTGGGTTCTTCTTCAATCGCTCGTTTAAGAAAGCCCTCTTCTTTGGTAAGTTCCATAGACGAGATTTCGCCCAATCGGCGGGGGATACTTCTCGTGGGATACTTGTTGCGGGTTTGTCTTCACCCGCAGTTCTCGCACTCTCTTCAAAAGACGGCGTGGGTGGGGCTTCCTCCTCCTCAATTATGTTCGGCTCTCCTCCCGCTCCCGCCTCACCTATTCCTCTTTCTCTGGCGAAATACTCGGCAATAATCTCTCTAATCTGTTCCATTTGGTCTAACACGCTCGGTTCAAGCGTAATCAAACCAGCCAATCTACTCAAAGCACCTTCGGTATAGCGTCTGTCTCTGTTCGCCATTCCAATATTAATCTCGCCAATAATATCACTAATTTCCTTGTTGGACGGCAAGTTGCGGAATATATCATTACCAATAGTATCTATACTTGCTCTTAATTGAGGAGGCAATCCACTAATAATTCTCAACTCTTCGGGGGTTGGAATAAGTGCCTGATTTTCAGCCACTCGGTCTCCCAAAGTTGCCGTCGGTATTCCAAATTGGCGTTCCACTCTCTCCAATAAAGATTTCAAGACAACCCAAATCTGCCCTCTCGGCAACCCATAAAGGATTTGGGTATTACTCATTATAATTGCGTCTCCGCTTGATTGCTGTAAGCCCGTCTCCACTCCGTCCGTCAGTTGGAACTTCTGTATCAAACGATTTAAATAGGCAATAAAGGCACTGGTCGGCACTCCCGTAGCAAATTGTCTTCTCATATCGGGTTCTATCTGTCCCCAATTATCAACGGCAAAGCGTATCTGGTCTGTTCCCAATTCGCCGATAATCTGGGAGGCAATCACACCGCTCGTAATTGTTCCCAACTTGGAGCGTAAATCTACTTTGAGTGCCTCAATATCACTCGCTCGTTCAGTTGTGGTTCTCATATCGGGCGGTTGGCTCGGTGTCTGCCCTGTGTTCTTGAAAATCAAGTTCGCATTCTGGTTCTTCTGGTCGTTGGACGCTTGAAGACGCAAGTTTGATAGGTATTGCTCCCTATACTTCGCTCCGTCAAGTGGGTTCTTCCTACTTCTGGGGTTCATTATAATTACTAATGAGAAAATATAATGATATAAATCTGCTAAATCTAATAGAGAACTGGTCTGCCCTCTGCCTCTTCCGTTTTAATCCATTCTTCTTGCTCGGGGGATAATAATATTTGTCGGTCTGTGCGAATATCCTTGACGATAGTTGTAGCGGGGTCAAACTCCTCATTCAAAATATCCTCATTTACCAAGTGGTTAAACTCGTCCAGCATTACCTTTTCCCAATCTTCCCCTAAACTCTGGATATACTCATTCATTATTCGGTTGAACTTTACCTTCTGTGAAGGGGGCAAGTCCCTAAACTGCGAGAGCAAGGGTCGTCCCATACGCTTCATTACAAGGAGCATTATGCGGGTGGCGTTTTCTTGCGTGAAATCTTCTTTGCTAAACTTCGGCATTATAATATTAACGGAGATATTAATTTTGATATTTTTGACCTATTTCTAATTTGCGAAAAATATGCGAAAAGTTTTACCGATTTTCAAAAGGTTTTGCCCCCCCCCCAACTACCAACTACCAACTGCCGTCAGCAGGTAGATAGTAAAAGCCCTATGCGAAGGAGTTTCAAGAATGTATTAATATTTTTCGCAAATTCGCAAATAAGACCTTTTGGTTCTAAACAGAAAAAAGGGGACTACCAACAACTACCATATAGAACCTTTTATCCCTAAACCCCCCTAACACTCGTCGTCGCTTTCAACCTCTTCTTTTGGTTTCATTCGCCAACCTCGCATAAAGAGGGCGTGTTTGTTTGCGTCCGTATAAACGCTGGATTTGTAAAAGTTGTTC